CGACAACCACATAGCCTGAGTTGTCTGTCTCGGCAAAAATGACAACAGTTGTTGTCTCTGCGGTTTCGGTTGAAAGCTGAACGGGGTTTCCTGAAGATGGAACCACCGCTCGACCGTCTAATAAGTTTCCAGGGCTAAAGCGAGCCATGATTTATTTCTTCTACACAATCTTGCACGAACTCTTTGATTTCAGGATCATCACTTCTGGCTAAGTGAACGATGGCTTGGTTTAGATAGCCCTCTATCTTTTCGTTCAGTTTGTCTCGCTTCTGAAGTTCCTCTAGTTCACCAAGTAGTTCCTCGTAGACTCGCCGCTTAACCCTTACCGTCTTGGCGGGCTTGTGGTTCTGATTAGAGCGAGTAATCATGTGTTCAGCATCTTCACTAGGTTCACGCGGGCGAGACACTTATCAAGCGTGAGCGGGTAGTCATAGACGTAACAGTGGGCGGCGTGTACCAAAGCATCTGCAAATGTCGTTCCGCTTGGGTCGTTGAACAGACTCACCCGATGGCTGCTTGTGTAAGCGCCCCAGCCGGTGTCACCTAAATTGCCGGGGTTGCTGCGTTCGCCATCCGCCACCGTGACCGGATTGCGAGAGTCCATATTGTCTACGATGAGAGCCGCGTAGTTCCAACCCGTACCCATCCGAGTTGACAAACGAAACGCGTTGCCACCGGGGTCGGTGTAGCCATTGGGAAGTCCGACTGCTGCGACCCCCGGCTTTTGGATTCCCAGCCAGTTCTCCAATTCTTTGCCAGCGCCCGACGCTCCCTTACCGATCCCGAGCGACCAGCCCTCGTAGGTGGAGGTCTGCTTGCTGACAGACATGACATAGCCAGCCGTTACAAGCGACGGCGTGTAAAACCAGCCCTCGAAGGAGAGTCCCTTGCTCTTGCCAGTTAGCGCGCTTGCAGCGGCGGAGAACGCTCCGTCGTTAACCGATCCCCCACAGTGAGCTGACTTGGCTCCGGGGTAGAGGGGGTTCGTCGTGACCCCCGTTGTGACATTGGTGAGCGTCGAGAGAGGGGCCGACCCGTACATATCAGCAAGTGACGAGGCCCCTGCGGCTTCTTGACAGTCCCAACCGTTGACCGGAGCATCTGCGGCGATCAAATCGGCATAAGCAGGGAATCCTGATAACCCGTCTATTCCATCCCTTGCCCTACGGAGTTCGTCGTCTAAAGCATCGAAGTTCCTTTGTACCCCCGCAGAAGCTTCAACGATTGGATCGGGAAGAAAGGTCAATTCTGCAAGTTTCCTGTCATTGGGGTTGACTCAGATGGGTGGTATGTCGATGATGGAGCTATGAAGAAGCCTTTATTGATGATTGTGGTACTAGCTATGTGGTCAGTAGCGTTGGCCTTGTCGGGAACCGCTTGTGCGATGCAGATGTCCAAAGTAAGACATACCATTCAACGCACTCAGCCCGCAGCGCACATCACACACTGTTGGCGACTATCCCAAAACCACGTGCGATGTCAAGCGCGTTTTCAGCTCGAAATAACAGACGACGAAACCGGGGACGACCTCTCCGGAGTGATAGATGATTTCGGCTGTGTCGTAGACGTGCAGCCCAGTAAAGTCAGGGTATGTCTTTAGACATTGCGGGTTTGAAGTTGGGCCTCCATGATCGCCCCTGCAAACTGCGTCATGTTTCCAGTCCACACAACTCCGAGGGCGTAGAAACCATCAGCGGGAATCGTAAAGTCTGTTCCCACATAAGAATTAGGGGTACTTGCAGAAGCATTTGCCGCTGCCACTGTCGAATTACTGACAACCGTACCCGAAGTAGCGGTAATAACTTCTGATGCCCCCGAAAACGTCACCGGGTAGAGGCCGAATGTAAAGGTATTGGTGGAAGCTGTTGCATTTTGACACACCTGAGCCCGGATTCGCAGCTTTTGTGTCAGTCCTCCTACAGTGTAATCAGCATCGTCAAAGTAAAACCCTACTCCGCCTGCTAATGACGAAGGCGAATATGGACTTAAAGCCATCCCACTGTGAAGAAGAAAATAAGTACCTGCCGCGAGTTGCCCGCCGCCTGCTGTATCCAACAGCGCCCCACCACCTGTAAGCAAGGTCCGATATACAGAGTTGTTCGGAGAGGCTAGGTTGCCATCAGTAATCCCTGCTGCAGGTGAAGGCGAGGCATCGTTAAGTTCATTCCAGGCTGTCGTTAGATCATCAAGCGTTGTCTTGATTGCTGCATTGTTCGCATCTACTTCAGCAGATTTGATTGTTGTGCCTGAAACAAAATCTGCATTAGGGATTGAAACGGGAGTAATGTCGGTCAATTAAGCTCCAATCGAAAGTGCGGGTTGCTTGGTTCCTCTAAGTTCTGGGTCACAACGATAAACAGCAAATCCCTGGCCTGAAATGCTGTTTGTGAGATAGAGCGAGAACACCTTCCCCTTGATCGCTCGCCTAACAAGTTTGGTCTTGTAGGAAGTGATTGCTCCCCATACGTCTGTATCCCATACCGCTGTATCCCATAGTGGCTGGGAAACTGTGAAGTCAAGAGCCGTGGTCGTAGGGGAGGTCTGAAAATCGTCTGCAATCCCAAGATTAACCTTCCCCTCCCCCGTTACTCTCGTCTGCCTAATGACCTTCTCATTGGGGGTTCCTACATCAAACCAACCAGACTGCCAACGACTTGTTATCGCCGTTCCATCGTCGGTCGTATAAGTGTCGGGAACGAAGGAGAACCTTCCGACGTAGTTACTTCCTGTCGGATAGCCGAATACAAGCTCATCGTTATTACCGGGTCTAAAGGTCGCCATACACGAAGCAGGGATGTTCCAAAGCTCCCACCACTGGTAGCGAGTGTCGTAGACCAGCATGTAGTTGTTGGTCGTTGACGTAGATGTGTAGGCCAAGTGGATGCGCTCGTTTGTCCAGTCCATCACACAGTTAGCTATCTGCGAGTGAAGGAGGGTTCCACCTTGAAAGAAAGCACTAGCTCCGCCCGAGAAGATTGGTTCTACATCTTCTGAGAGGTACTGCGGTTCTTGGCCCGTCGTGCGATATACGCCCTTGCGGTCCATGAAATACACACCATCACGACCAGCACACAGAGCGCGAGCCGAAGCCAAACCAATTCCTGCCTCAACGGGTCTGTAATTGAAAATAGGGTTCCCGTCAGAATCAACGGAAGTCCCGTAGAAGACAAAGAACTTGGTCTGCTTGAAGACGAACAGCAACTCTCTCCATGCGATAACCCCCATGATCGGCTCCCCGTCGCCGGGAGATAATTGGATGTAGTTGTTTACTCCCCAGATAGTCGGATCGCCTGCGTCTGAGAAGCGAACCGTATCTTTGTTCTTGCCTACATCACTTGTAAACCCAGTCGAGTTGGCGTTCTCAGCCCCAACTAAACGATCCTTCCAAGCGGCAACGTATTTAGACTTCACACCTACATCTGTTCCGCCTTCGGTCATCTCATAGTCAGGCGTCGAAAAGGAGGTTCCTGCTAGTTGGAGGATTTCATCTGTCCCGTTGGCGATGAACAGAGCATCCGTACCGGGAGAACCAAACTCAGCGAAAGAGTGAACAGCATCGGTAGTGGCATTGTTGGCTTGGGTAGCCCCGGAAGTATCAAGCGAATCAATACGAGTCCCACCCTGGACCACTAGATACCTAGTCGAGCCCGAGGTATATGGACTCATCGAGTTGGGCTGATTCGTTAGCTCTGAGCTTGTGAGGTTGTCATAGCCGTCCCGCTGTCTGACGGCCTCTTGACGAGTGTGTTCTACATTGAGTCCATCAATGGCCTGGTTGGGACTAACAACATCAACCTTGTCGTGAAGGTTTAAACCACCGAACTTCTCAATCGGGTAAACGTCATACCCTTGGAGGTCACTCATGTTCCGCCATGCTGTAAATCTCACCCGGAACTTGAAGATTCTTAGCGAAGTAATGAGAGGCCATTGCTTCTAGGTCTGCTGCATATTCCTGTCTTGCAGCTTGCACAATTTGCCAGTTGTCATTCGCCTTGTACCCCTTAATCGCTGCACGATCAATTATCAGGTCCTGAAAGCGTGTAGGAATAAGAGGTTCATCTGTGTCGCCCGAAAGTACAGCCGGGACTTTCAGGTAGTAGATCGTGAACGTATCCGTATCTACTGGATAGACATTGAACGTCGTGTCCGTGAGATACCAGTAGGTCGCGGTCCCAGTTGTAGTTAGATCGCTACTGAGGTTTTGCTTTAACCAGTCGCGGGTTACTCCCCGTAGCTCTAACTGTCCAAGTGGTTCATAAACCGAGAGGATCGAAGAAACATCTGTGATCGTCTGTCCGTTTGTCTTGGTGGTAGAAGTTTCAAGAAAAGGCCAGGGTGCGTAGTTGCATATCTCTGCATACGCCTGATTCAGATAGGTATTGAGTTCTGTACTGGTCGAGTAGTCAAAACCCCTTGCACTCAACGCCGTTCTGAGTTCGGAGAAAGTCACAGGAATTCCCTCCACTCCTTACCCCGACCACCCGCTACTCCCTTGGCGACGTAGACGCCTACCTCTGCTGCATCTTCTACAGCTTCGTCTACCTTGGCATCTTGTTCTTTTCTCTCGCGCTTGCGCTTGCGCTCTTTTGCTTCGTAGATTGCCTTAACTGCTCCGGGCTTCCACATATCCCTCTTGTGGAGTTCTCTCATGCACATATCTATTGAGGGTTCGATCCGTTCTCCATTCGGCCCCGTGATGGGGATATAGGAGTTAGGGCCATCGTTATGTCTGATGATGTGCCACCTACCCGGCATCAGGTGTGGAGAGGTTGCATTGTCTTTCGCCAAGACAAGTTCTAGGCGTGGGTCAAGCTGCTGCAAGACCTGATTGCAAGCGCCTGCCATACCTAGTTCTCTGTCTACTTGCTGTTCGTTTTCTAGGTTGGCTCTCGTTGAGAGAGGGTCTAGAAGAACAGCACCAGCTAGATTCAAGTACCCGTTGCCGTTACGCGAATGATCGTAGTGGCTATATCTGCTGCGTTCGCAACTTCAGCGGGGGTTTCATCGTGACACTTCAGATTGACTGATCCATCGGTCTGTACGACTGCGGCACAACTCGCCACATTTACACCTGCGCCAGAAGTTGTCTTGATCTGTGCTGTTGCAGAATTACAAACTGACGAGAATCCAAGCTGTGCTGCCGTAACGGGTTCTCCTCCTGTGACATAACCCGAGTCCATCGTCACATCCGTAACTGTTTTCTTCTCCGCTCCTGAGATTCTGTATGCAAGGCCACCCTGAGTGACCTGAGCTACTGAGATTGCCATTTCTTCCTTTCCAAGCGAAAAGCCCCCCTTTCGGGGGGCCATCACTTTGCTTCTTAGGTCAGACCTTTCATGGCCGAGAATGCGCCACGGCGATCTGTACACAAATTAATCCTGTACGTTAATTTTGCCCCATATGCATCCGTTCCCTGAATCCATGCAAGCGGCTCGCCACCTGTAATGGTGTTCTGCCAATAGGGCTTCGCCTTGGCTGCGATGAATATGTGAGACCAGATACCCATGTAGAGGTCTTCATCGTGGCAGTTCGGGTGTCCAATAACATCCTTACCGTTCCACTTAGGAGTCTCCTGAGCGCCTGCACCCAACGAGGTATCACTGTTGAACCGAACCTGCTGTTGTAGAAGCTCGTAGAACTTCCGCTCTTGCTTTAGTCCGGTGACAATGAAATCAGCCTTCTTACCGATCCTCTGGTGAATGAACTGATCCTGTTGGGCGAGTAGGGAAATGGTCAATGCTTGGGCGGTGTTGTCCTCATTCGCTGCTGCCCAAGTCGGCTGGCCGGCAACCGTTAGGTTCCCGAAGTCCTGACCTGTATCGACCATGTTGCGGAATCCGTTTCCTTCGTTCGACGTAGCTCCTGAACGTGCGTTCTTGACTGACACGTAGTTGGAGGTAGTAGTCGTGATCGAAGTAGACACCGTGATCGTACGTGTGGCGTCTGAAACGTTCGTCCCTACTGCGGTAATAACTTCCCCATCGACAAGAGAAGCTTCTGAAGAAGCCGTCCCAATGTCTACCGGGAGTCCTGGGTATAGCCATCCCCTTGTGAGGGCGTTGTTTCCGTTGGTGTACTGAGCGGAAGCACTTGCGTCTGGGGCAAGCGTAACCACGTTAGTAGCTGTGGTCGTGCCGCACCTGGCGACAATACCTTCGCCGTTCTGGAAACACTGGCGGGAAATGTGGAAACGAATGTCGTCCGTGGCACCCTTGATTTCCGTCTTAACCGCATTCGCTACCGCCTGGGCATTGGTCATTGTTGCGTCAGCAACGTCGCCCTGAATCCCAATCTGGTAGTGATGGTTGGCCCAGTGGTACTCGGCCTTGTCAATTCCCTGGTTTCCTGCGTCATTCAAGTTACCCCCACCCTGCGGCAAAGCAGAGTAAGCACCTGAACGCGAAGTATGAAGCGGGACTCGTACAACTTCACCTTCTGTGTACTTGTCCGTCGCTTCAATCTTCTTCAGAAGCTCGTCGTCCGTGTAAATCTGGTCTACAAGAACGTTGCCCTTCTGCACCCGCTTTAGTGCGGCCTGATAAGCAGCAATCGTGGCTGCCATTTTGGTACTCCTTTATTCGTCAGAATCAGCCATCGCTGCCTCTACTTCTGCGAGTAAGGCAGCATCGACTTCTTCTTCATTTGAGGGATCGAACTTAGGAGTTCCTGCTTGACCACCTGAAATTCTGGGTGCCTTCTTAGACGCAACAATATGCTCGTAACCCGCTTGGCGGATTGCTTGCAAATCTTGGAATACCTCGTCTGGATCAACCCCCGCTAGGAGAACCTGGGCTCCTGCTGCTTTTACTTCTGCATCAGTGAGCTTGAAGTTCTCTGCTTGGAACTTATCCAGTTGCTCAATGAAACCCTCTGACTTTTCTTGCCAGAAAGAATCTTCTTCTTGAGCTTCCTTAGCTTCTGCTAGCTCTTGCCTAATTGCTTGGGCTTCTTGTAGGGCTAGTTCGCCAGGATCGACGTATTCTTCTTCTTGGTCTGGAAGTGCATACCCAAATTCATCCGCCCATTCATTGAAGACTTGGCGTTTGTACTCAGGGTCTTGCAGTTGCTCCATTTGTTGCCGATACTCAGCGAGTTCCTGTTGGGACTGGGTGTAAGCGGTCTGATTGTCATTAGCTCGCTTTTCCCAATCAATAGGAGGCTCAGTTTCGACAGGTGCGGGAGTTCCCTCATCGGGAGCCGCTTCAATTGCCTCAGGAGTTTCCTCAGGCGTCACTTCTTCGGGCATTTAGGTGCCTTTCATTAGGCGAGGGCCGTAGCCGAGTTCGCCGGTTTACCGGGGGCTAAAAGAGCCGAATCCGGTTAAGAGTTAAGAGCGGGCATCGAAGGGAGGGGCTTGTCTCCGTTTGTGTTCCCTGGGCCTGAGCCCTTCACAGCGTTTTGCATGCCCATCGACTCTGCCATCTTGGCCTGTTCCATCTGCGCTTGCTGGGCCTTACGTTGCTCGCCCTTCTCTAGAGCGTCGTAATACTGGAAGCAAGCTGCCTTCATTCCGTTCTCTAAGGAATCAAAGTCTGAGGTCTTCATAAAGTCTTCAAAGACCTTCTTTTGAACGGGGATGTTGTCGAAGGGTCTAGGTAGCCAACCAGGACATTCGGCCATAGGCTTCATCACGGGTTGCCCTGTTGACATATCGACCGCAGGAGAACCGTCTGGGTTCGTTACAGGCTCCATGATCGGAACCTCTTGTCCAGTCACGGGGTCTATCTCTGTTCCCTCTCCTGGGGCTAGGGGTCTGTTAGGTTCATTGAACAGAACCTCTGGGCCTAGCTTGATCTTCTCGATTACGTCGTGTGCCCTTGCGGCGTCGAGTTCATAGCTTTCTATGAGCTTTTCTGCGGAGCCTTGATCGAGTGACGCCATGACCTGTTCCGGTGAGAAAGCACCGGGGAACATCTGGGTTAAGTTCATAAGCTCTTGTCTTACCGATTCCTTGGTACGGGGCTCAAGAGAACCGGGTTGAACCGTTACGTCGATGTTCGACCTTAGATCAGCCCCCCGAAATCCACTTACAAGCTCTGGCCCATATCGGCCCCTGATCC